ATCAATCGCCTCTTCAATCAGGTCATCCAACTGCTCATCACATACATTGATGTCGATGGCAGGGAAACCTAATCTACGAAGAGCATAATTTTTTAACTCTGTTTTAGAAGCAGGTTTTGTAGCGGACATTTACTTTACCAAGTAGAGAGGGCGGATCTTTTCCAAGTGTCTGTGGCAACACAAACATAGACATAGTTAGCATCATAACGAATTTCACCAGTAACACCTGTATCAGTTGCAGATGATGGTGCAGCATCTGTTTGCAATTGTAGTTTAGTTGACAGGCGATTATTGGATGGATTATAAGTTAGACTCTGGTCTGTATTGATGGTTTCATTATTTGCACTAGCATTGTGTTGATCAACCATCGTCAGATAATAAGTGGCATCTGCACTAGATGCTGTGACAGTATCAACTTGAGATGCACTACCAGTCAGATTACCTGTCACATTAGCAGCAACTGATCCACTTACTGTAAGGGTATTGGTAACATAATTATAGAAAATACCAGCATCTGTAATAATAGAAGTTGGACCACCAGGAGTCTCTGCTAAAGCAACACGGAAATTCTGAGCACCACCTAAGGCAGGCAAAGCAACACCAACTCTGGTAGCACTATCTGCATTACCAGTCAAATCACCAGTAACATCACCAACCAGATCAGCAGTAATGACGTTAGCAGCAAAGTTACCAGATCCATCACGAAGGACGAGGTTATTAGATGCATTGGTGCTCGCAGAAGCGACGTTAATC